GGGTCAGTATTCTAAATTCTCAGACATGGAGCGTAACTTATATGGCGAGTAAAATCACACAATCAGCAAGGGGTAAGCCTTGCCAAGTTAGATTACATGGGTGTATGCCCGATAATGAAACCGTAATTTTTGCACATATGAATGGTGGAGGCATGGCAAGGAAACAAGCAGACCTGTTTGGAATGTACGCTTGTCTTAATTGCCATGACATATATGATGGTCGTAAACATCTTGACCCACCATTAGAAAACGAGTGGTTAGAGTTGCAAATCTTGAGGGCGGTAATATGTACACAAAAAATACTCCACCGAGAAGGTTTGATTAAGCTAAAATAGGGGGTACTTTAATAAGAGGAGAAGTATATGGAAGAAATAAAAGAGTTAGTAGATAAAGTTTTAAAGAATAGAAGTCTTACAATCTTTCTAGGTATAGTAGTAGTAGCATTGTTTATGGGATGGGTTGGTGGATAGAGAACAAGACATTATAAACAACCCCTCACACTACACGCAAGGTAAGATTGAGGTTATTGATTTTATCATTGACCAAAAAATGGATTACCTTACTGCCTCGGCTATGAAATATCTATGTAGACATAACCACAAACATAAAGGTGAGGGGCAAATTGACGACCTTAGAAAGAGTAGGTTTTATATTGATAAATTAATAACTACTCTTATGGATGATGAGGTACAATGACAAGTAGAAGTATTCATAGAGATAAACCTAAAGAAGCAATCTTTAAAACTTTAGTACAAGATTATTTTTTAGAGAATCCAACTACCACAGAAGCAACCATTTCAATTGGTAAGACCAAAAGAACAGACGCTCAAAATAGATTGTATTGGTGTTGGGTAGATATCATGTCTAAAAGTATAGGTTATAGTAAACAAGAAATGCACCTCATCTTAGCTGATATGTTTCTAATTAAAATATCTTTTACAACTAAGAAGGGCAAGACAATCCAACAGATACCATCAACAACCGAATTAAAAATCAATGAATTTATAGATTACATCTGTGAAATAGATATGTTGGCTGGAGAACAGGGCATAAAACTACCTCACAATGATGACTATAGATTGGTAACTCAGTATGACAGATGAACTAGATGAAATTCTTATTAACCTTAAAGATGCACTGGAATTAGCAAGAGAAGAAGATACACCAAGAGATATGGAAATAAGATTTATGTTAACACTAGCAGTTAACAAACTTGAAGCACACATACAAGATGATTTTGGATATCAATACAACATCTCATCGTTTTGATATAAGTCCTGTACCAGCATCAAGACCTCGGGTCAGTAGGTGGTCTACATACTACCCAAAGAAGTACACTAAGTTTAAAACAGACATGGAAGCACTAACAAGTGAGTTGAATACGACTCCCTGTGAAACCCTAGTCTGTGTTTCAATAGACTTTATGGTAGAGATACCTAAGTCATGGTCTAAAAAGAAGAGAGAGGAGTGTCATAACACCTACTGTACAAACAATGCTGACATTGATAACTACATTAAGGCAATACTAGACAGTCTAAATTCTGTTTTTTTCGTGGACGATAAACAAGTTGTGGAAATTTTTGCTCGCAAGATTTACAGTAAAGACCCACATATATTATATAAACAAAAGGAGATATTAGAAAATGACAAGGGTAGAATTATGTGAAGCATTGGCAGTAGATTATGCAACAAGAGCAAAGATACTTAGTATTACTTTTGAGGCTGCTTATAACAAGTACCTTAAAAGATGTGAGATAAGAAGTTATGAAAATCTACTACAACAATTTACAATAGGAAACCTAAGTAACCCTAATAAAAAACAAGTTAAATTAAATGACAATGAATATATTATCTCTGTATCAGACGATGATTGTGAGGATGGCGTATGCAAACTGTAGCTTTAATATTAGTAGCACAATTTATAATAATAATATTATCAAATTAAATAGATTCTATTTACTGGTGTATAATCATCATTTTAAATAGAGTAATAACCATGAACGAAGCAACAGAACAGATTAATCTAAAGATTAATAAAAGAGATTTAAAATTTATAGACGCAAAGGCTGAGAGATATGGAATTAGTCGCTCATCTTTGCTAAAGATATTTGCATTAAACGGAGAGTTATCCGTAGCAAATTTAGATAGGGATAAATTAAGACTACCAGTTACTTAGTTTTCGGGGGAACTTTCTCACCATGAGTACATCGTGGACACTATACTGCCCCCATAGTTTATGAAGGTATAGTGTTAGTTAAGACTGCGTTGATGTGGGTATGTACAATCAACAAGGCAAGGGTTATAATATTCCCTTTTTGGCAAGTTTAACCTGTACTTGTGCCACAGAACAGGTTATCTTTTATACTTTTCTTCCCACTCTTTAGCACTTAACATGCGTCTTTCGTTGTGTGGAACGCTTGGTCTTTCATATACATCAGAGAATGTCTTGGCTTTACGAGTAGTAGGGTCATCAATATGTGGGTTAGCAGTCATATCTTCTTCAAGAATAGTCTGTAACTTACTTCTATCTCTCCACCCTAACTCACGACCATACCCCTTAGAGCCATAAATATTGTCATAGACAAACTTTGCTTGGCTATTTTTACCATCATCAAGGTTAGAATCTTTAAGCCAGTCCATGTAATCTTTCTTGTGGCTACCAGTAAATTGAAACAAACCATATCCTTTGCCACCTCTTTCTTCTTGAGTGTGGCTATATGTTCCACCTGTTTCTACATCAATGTTACCCATGATAGCAGGAATATCATCTGACTGAAATCCTGCTCTTAATAAAGCATCAATTGTTTCTTGCTCGTTGTCAGTAAGCATACCCATACTAGCCGAACAACTGCTTAATATTATCGGCAATACCCAAATCTTCAAACTCTTCTTTATCTTCTTCTTCAATTTTTTCATATTCTTGTGTTTCTGGATTAAAAATCATAGTAGGTTCTTTAACCCATGATGGTTTATTACCATACATTTCCATAGCTTTATCATACCCTTCTTGAGTTTTCCAAAAGTCATCTTTTTCATTAACACTACTTGTACCGCCTTCATCTTCTGTCATACCCATAGTGCGTTCAGAAGGTTCTACTTCTTCAGCAGCAGCCCTACCACCATCCATTTCTAAATCACCTATCATTTCTACTGGGTCGTTACTTGTTCTTTTCATCTTAGCAGATTGTGCATCTGTGTTTTTGTCTTTATCAAAAGACTGTGCGTCTAAATCTTCTGCTGATATTTCAACTGGTACTTCAAGACCTTCATCTGGTGCTTGTACAAAATCACCTTGAGAATTTCTAGTACCTTTTAAATTTCTTTTGTCAGCTTCATACGCTGCAAGAGCATCAGCAGTATTTCTTTCTTGTAAATTTGCTGATTCCATATCTGCATCAGCCATTAGTGAACCATCTGGCATTTCGTGCATGCCTTCTGGTACTGCTTTTGCTTTTTCTTCTGCTACACTTGATTTAATCTGTGCTATTTGTGCTTGTGCTGCTGCTATTTGTGCCTGTAGTTCAGCTATTTGTTGTTCTGGGTTCATGTTATACTCCTGTTATTGTTTAGAACTTTTATAAAATGGGAATCCAAATATGCCACCAAAGGTTGCTTTTGCTGCATCTCCCAAACTGTAGTTATCTTCTGTCATAAATCTTTTAAATGGATTTCCAGAAATTGGTGTTATTTTACTAGCTCCATATATTGCAAGACCTTTAGCACCTTCAATATTTGGGCCTAGATAATTAGGATGTTTGAAAGTAACATATTCTTTTCCTAAAATTATTTCCATCATAGTTTTAGGAAATGTAGAACTTTTGTTCCAAGCAGTATTCATAGGGTGCATTAACCAATGTAAAGGTTCTGCAATTTGTTTTGATATAACCATTTCTTCACCGCCACCTAAACCAAGTCTACCTGTAAACCAAAAATCTTGTAAATTAAATTCACTATCGTCATCAGCTAAGAAATGATGTGCTACAAAAGCCATAAAGGATGTAATAATTAATCCTCTAGTCATATAACCTGCATACATATTCCATTCTGCAATTTCTTTAGTTGTTAATTTTCCACCTTTATAAACTTTTGAAACTAAATCTTTACTCATACCCATACCACGAAAAGCTATTCGTATATTTGATACTGTCCAGTCTGGTGAAAACGCAAAAAGATTTGATAGTCTAGCTTTTGATGGTGAAGTTGCTACTGCCATCCAATTATAAAATTCACCTTTAGGATTGTTTGCATTTTCAATTGCTTTTGCTTGCCACTCTAAAGCTAACTTAGAATGTGATTGTCCACCAAAAGCATTGTTAACATACTTACCTGCTATTGCTCCTGCCTCTTGATTATTTAATGGCTTCCAATCTTCCATCCATTTTTTAGGTAAAACTTTTCCTAGTCCTCTAGGTCTAGTAGCCATTGCTCTTTCTTTTACAGTCAGATAAGTAAATATTTTAAGATGGTCATGCATTATATCCCATGTTATCTTATCTATTTTATCTTGTACTTTTCCTATTGCTGGTAAATAATCATCATAGATTTTTTTCATAGTGCTATAACCAGCATCTACAAATTCATTAGCTTTAACACCAACACCTATACCATGTTCTGCTAATTCTTTTAAAGTTTGTCTATGTAAAAAATCTCCGTATTTTTGGTCTGGTAACATATTGTTACCACCTTCTATTGGCACTCCATCTTTGTGTTTATTAGGATTTAATTCCCACTTACCATCCATTAATTCTCTAACCTTTGTCATCCTAGCTGCACCCCTAGTATTTAACTTAGGTAAATATCTAGCAGAAAAAGCACCTGCTCCTGCGTATGCAGCAGAAAGAATTAAAGATTGAGCATGAAAAAATGACCAAGTAACAGCTATTCTTTTAAGAGCATTTGTTACTGTAATTGCTCCATTTAATATTAAATTTGTACCAACTGGAGTATAAAAGAAATCTTCAAAAGATTTAGCCATTAATGGATGTACAAGTTTACCTTTTAAAGCAGGTTGTGCTACTTCTTTGTAACCCATTTTTCTTACCAAAACATCCATGGCTTTATTTGCACCTTCTGTTATTACTAAACCAATTGTTTCTTTACCATGAAGAACACCAACTGCGGTTACTTCTTTTACTAACTGTGAACCTGTAATTGCTTTAGTCATAGACTTACTATAACCATCTAATATTTTAAATACATCAGTTTCTATTTTATATTGTGGATATTTTTTTGCTATTGTACTAATTGTTTCTTGCAATTTACGAGGCAAAGCACTAGATGTTGAAGTGTCTAAAAGATTTTGTAATTCAGTTTTAAATTTAACTAAATCTTTAGGTTGGTTTCCTTGTCTAAATATGTGTGCTATGTAATCATCAACAAACTGTTCATTTTTAAGTACCCCATATTTTTTTGCATCTGCTTTGTACTTTCTCATTAATTCTGTTACAGCAGCAAGACCTACTTGAATATCTGGGTCTAAAGAATTTCTTAATTTTTCCCATGATGGTTTGCTATAATTTTCTATATGGTCTAAAAATGTTAAATGCGACATCTTAGGGTTATCACCCATAAGTACACTTTTTAAAAGTTGCATTGTTTTACCAGTATATAGTTGACTTTCTCTTTTAGTTATTGCTGCATTATCAGCAGCACTATAAAACTTCATTTTTAATTTAGCTTGGTTTACATCTAATCCTGTAAGTCTAGTACGCAAACCACCAGCAATAAGCGCACCTATTAAAGCACCATATTGTTTATCTTCATCAGTAATAAAAGCACCTACTGCTGCTCCTGCTGCTCCAAACGCAACTATTTGTTTTGCAGTTGCTTTTATAGGAATAGCATCAGCATTATTAAATGTATCAGAAAAAGTATCTTTTTCTCTTATTACTTTTCCATCTTTTAAATCTTTTTTACCTTGTTTTGTTTCTCTTCTGTTTCCCCATTTAGGGTCATTAGCAGGTTTAATTTTTAATTTTTTAAAATCTACTACATTTTCTAACTCAAGTTTGTTTGCAACATTTTTTGCAGCAAGACCTTTTATTTGCGTAGGCGAAAATAATGCAGAACCATCTTTTCTTTTTAATTTACCTAATTCTTTTACTTCTTTAATTATTAATTTGTTGTGTTCTTGATTAACTCTACTTTCTTTAATTGATTTATTTGGATTTTTTTTAAGCCATGCATCTTGTAAAGTTTTAATACCACTATTAACCCATAAATTTTCTCTAGCTGTATGTGATAATCCGTCTGGTAGTAACGATACATTTGCATCATTTCTAAAATTTTGATTTACATTATCTAAAATAGTAGGTTCTGTTGTATCTCCATCTTTTATAGGTTTACTAGATTTAGGTTGTGTTTTTGATAATGCTTTTTCTGAACCAAGTTTACTTACCATCCAATTACTATTGCCCATTCTTCCAGCAATACCACCAAACGCTGTACCTATTAATGCTCCTAATGCTATACCTCGTTTAACATTACTTGCATCAATAGAACCTTTAAATGTTAAATCATGTAATGCTTCATACACTCCACCATAAGTTGCAGCCTCAACACCTCTACCTATACCACCTTGTACTCGTGAGTTTTGCATAAATCTACCTACTTGTTGTACATATTTAGGTTGTATTCTTGATGCTTGTGCTGCTAATTGTACTGCTGATTGACTTAATCCAGAAGCCATTTTTGGTATTCTAAGATAACCCATTAACAAATATTGAGGGTCTTTTGCTAACATTCCAACCATAGAACCTGCTGTGTAGAAAGGTTTATCTACAAACATTTTACCCATTTCTGATAATGCTTCTAATGTTCCTATTTCTTCTGGTTCATATCCATATTTTTGTTGTATTTGTGATACATCTTTTTCATTGTTATCATAAACATAATGCATATCTTGTTTAAATTGATTTAAAACAGCAGCGTTAGCTTCTTTATCTGCTTGTTCACCTTTTGTTAAATCACCTTCTTTAGCTATATCTTCATAATATTTAGCTAAAGCAATAGAATCATAGATACCAACCATGTTTCCCCATTCTTCAATTTGTCCTTGAAACCATCTATCTTTTGTTTCATCATCTGAAGTAGTAAGTTTTTTTCCCCATTCATATATTTGAGATTTAGGAGAACCATTAATAGCACCATCAAAAAAACTGTCATCTACTTCTTTATACTTAGGAGCAATTTCTTTGTAGTATTTTACAGTAGCCTGTCTTTCTGCTTCAGACTTGTTAGAGTCTATAGCAACATAACCAATACCTTCTATAAATACACTAGACAATTTCTTGTCCTACATCACCAAGCATTTCTTGAAACCACATTTGAGAATCTGGATTACTAAAAGCAGAGGAATTCATACTTGATTTACTACCAAATTTTTCTTGCAATCTTTGGTACATTATTAATTGTGTTGGGTCTAACGCTCTTTCTAATGCTCCATCTCCTTGAAAATAATTTGCATCTACAATTTTTTGCAAATCATTAAATATTTGTTCTTGCTCTGCATCAGATGATTTTTCAGTTAAAATTGCAGTTGCCTGAATTTCTGCATTTTCTAACTCTTCTGGAGAAATATTACTTGCAGTAGTAGATTGTAGTTCATCTTGTAAATTGCTATTAACACTATCACCTGTGGATGTCATGTTAGTACGAGGATTAGCAGATGACATATTTTCATCTAACCATCTAGCCCTATCATTTCCTTGTGTCTTAGCCCATTTTTTAAATTCAGTTGTTAATGCTTCTGTATTAGATAATAAATTATTAATTTCATTTATAGTCATTTTTTTATCACGCGACAATGAATTACGAAATTGTGTAAATTGTGCTTGTAGTTCTTTTTTAGCAGCACCTTTTTTTGTATCATATGCACCTTGTGTTAAATCGCCATCTTCCGCTTTTGTGCCAATATTAAAAGCAACTCCTTTGTTTTTAAATAACATAAAAGAATCTACAAATTCGTCAGTTAAAATTGATGCACCAAGTTGTGTGTCAATCTGGTCAAGTAAATTTTTACTAGGAGTAGTAAGTTTAGTTTCTGTTTTTTGTAATTCTATACCTACATTTCTAACTTCCATACCTAAATCTGGAAATCCAGCCTGTCCTAATTCATCTGCAATTTTATTCATTTCTTCTGGTGTATCTGGATTTGGATATTTTTGCATAATAGCATCAACAGCACTTTGTTTAGCAGCCATAGGGTCTTGTCCACCAAGCATCATACTTATGCCTCTACCAGCCATATCACCTTGTAGTGCTGTGCTTGCTGTCATTGGTGCATAAGCAGAGCGGTCTAACATTCCATAAGACAAAGCTGTCTTTGTCATTGCATCATTGATGCCTTGTTCTACATCATATTTATTACTAAATAAACCAGCCATATTTACGCCCCAAAAATTTTACTTAAAGAATCACCAAACAATCCACCACTACCACCTTTACTACTCATGCCTAACATATCCCACATACTTTTCTTTCTAGTGCCATCTCGAGTTGCTAATTGATTAGCAATATTTATTGATGCTCCCGATACTCCACTACCTGTAATGTTTCCACCAGCAGCATAACTACCACCAATACCTGCCATATTATTAGGTTGTCCAGCCAATGTTAAAGCGTTGGACATATCCATTGAGCCTCTACCTCTTTCAGCATCAAGTAATCCTTGTGATTGAGTTAAAGCATTAGCAAGTGCTTGTTGATTTTGCATACCAATACTTGTTTCAAGTCCACCTCTTTGAGAAGCACCACCTGTAGAACCTAGCATACCTCTAGCTATTTGTTGTTCATCTAACTGTGCTCTAGCTTGGTCTTGAGATGGTTGTAGCAATGCTTGTTGTTGATTATATATGTAGTTTTGTAATTCTTGTGGACTACCAGACATCTCAGCAACTCTATCAGCACTCATTCCAGACCTAGCAAGTAACGCATCATACTGTGCTTGTAACTCTGGTGATAAAGTTTGTTTAATTGTTTTGCCATCTTGGTCAACAACATTACTACCAGTAACACCATAGGTACTGTATGGAGAACTCATCTCATACATCTTGTCCATTAATTCTTTTTGTCTGTCAAAGTCTTGTTGAGCGTAATCTACATTTTTACCACCACCACCAAACAAACCACCAAGTAAAGAGCCTAAGTTAATGCTACCACCACCACTACTTTTTGCTTTTGATGTTCCAGCTCTTGGCGTAGTACCACCTTTTGTCTTAGCTAAATAATCACCTCTTGCCATTTTTAATCTCCTGTCCTTGTATTTCCATTATTGTCTATTGCTGTTCCTGCACTACCGCCTGAACCACCTGAACCTAAACCATCTCCAGCTTGTCCGTTTTGACCGCCAGAACCATTTGAATTTGAACCGCCACCAGCACCACCAGCACCAGCAGTTGTTGTGCCTCGGCTTCCTCCAGCAATTGCACCTATACCACCACTACCTGCTCCAGTTTTTGTTCCTGCTCCACCATTAGCAGATTGTCTTTCACAACCAGAACCACTACATTCTGCATTTCTTGAACCAGCAGCACCAAACGATTGACCACCTCCGCCTCCTCCGCCACCAGCATTATCTCGGTCAGAAAAAGATTGGTCATCAGTTGAGCCACCTCCGCCACCTCCGCCACCACCACCACCATGAATAGTGCCATTATTATCTAAAGTAATAGCTTTTTCTAGTTTTAAACCTACTCCTCCAGAGCCACCAGCAGAGCCATTTGCAGCAGCACCACCACCATTTCCTCCAGCACCACCAGCACCAATAATATAACCATTATTAATAATAGTTAGTATGCCAGCAACACCAGAGCCAGTTAATAAAGCAGGGGTAGATGTATTGTCAGAAGTTACATAAATATTAGCATTAATAATGACATCAACATCGCCTAATTTATTGTCAGCAGAAAGTACAGTATCTAAATCTAATTTGCTTACATCACTTGAAACTGTATAAGTAAATTTGCGAGTATAAAAAGGTTTCCAAGTACCACTTACATTAACGCTTCCTGTTAATACTTCTTTCCAAGCACCACCATCTTTAACTTCTATTTTAATAGCCTCTTTAAAAGCACCACCATCTTTTACACTTAGACTCATTAGCTTGCTACTTTAAGGTGTATGTCACCATTAGAGCCACCAGTAGCATTACCTGTGCCTACTGTTCTAATTCCAAATCCATTAGAATTAGAGGCTACTGTTTGTGCTGAGTTTGCAGCAGTAACAAAAGCTGTTGTAGCTACTTGAGTAGTATTTGTACCAGCGTTAGCTGTTACTGCACTAAAGGCTTGTGAAGCACTACCTGCTAAATCTGCTTTACTATTTATTGAAGTTCGTACTGCTGAAAATTCAGTATTAAAATCTGCACCAGATATAACTTTATTTGCATCTGAATCTGCTAATGCATCTTTTCCACTCCAACCTACTGCTATTGTATAATTTGCCATTATCTTATTTTCCCTTGTTTGTGTAATAAAATTAAATCTTGTAAAGATGCATCAAATCCATTTGATTCAATAGATATTGCTATTTTTAAATTTTTTGCTGATCCTGTAAGTGGTGTTTTATATTCATTTAATCCAAACACAGGTTTAAAAGTAGAAGCACTAGGATGAAGCGTAGCATTATGTCCACTACTTGCATGTGCACCACCAGCATTTAAAGCTCCATACCTTGATGTACTTGCACCCCATAATGAAGTATTACCTGTTGTTACTGGATTTAGGGTAATTTGAGTTGTTTCTGATGGACTAGGACTGTAATCTTTATACCATTTAACACCTAAATTAGCACCAGAACCACCTTCAAGAACTATAAATAATCTTTTTAACAATGTAGATGATATTGATTCACCTAAATTAACCCAAGTTGTTTCTATGTTACTTGTATAAGAAGAGCTTGAAAAAGTAGTGCCATTAGCAGCTAAATCAACATCATAATAACCTTCGTAGCCTGCAAGACCTCCATCTTTTTGTCCGACTAATAAACCATAAGTATCAGTATAAGACATACTTGCTGGCTCTCTATCATTATTAAAAGTCCAGGTTGTTACTCTTGGAGCATTATTAGGCGTGTAATGTTTAAAATCAAATACATAGGTAATATTAAGAATTGGAAAAGACATAATATAAATGCCTTCGTTTTCAACATAAACACTTTTAATAATTTTACTTTGTCCTATGTTTCTAATTAAAGTATCTTTAATATTTACACTTAAATCCATTAAAGGTAATTTATCTTTTTCAGTTGTTCGTGCTAAAGACCTTAATCCTGTGTTTGAACAAAACACTAAATCATCACCAATAGCTTTTATTGAATCTCTACTAACACATCCTACACCTCTTATAACTTCATCTAAAGCAAGACTACCAACAGCAGTTGGGTTATTATATATAACAATATTATTTTTACCAAATATAACTAATTTTCCATAAAAAGGTTCAATAGCTACAATTTCATCTGTTCCCCATATTTTACTAAGATCTATTGCTCCTGCATCTCCATAATACCAATCGTCACCATCAAGTAAATTTGACCAATATACAATATCAGGTGCTGAAGCTACGCCACCACACCATAATCTACCATAATATCCCATACCACAACTAGGATTAAATCCATTAGCAGGAACTCCAGCAGGTGCAGTTGCAGTTGTAACTGCTACATCATTAGCATGAGTTGCAGCCGATGCACTTGTAACGCTTCTAGTACATCCTGTAAATGTAGTGCTTGTAATTCCTGTATAAGATATTATTTCACTTTCAATAATTATTCTGCCATTTGGTGGAAATCCTACTGTGCTATCTACTGTTATAGTAGTATCACTAGTAGTTATTCCATTACCATCATTAATAGCAGTAACATTGTAATGCGTAGACCAACGCTCTCCAGTATCAGAAGAACCATCATATCTTTGCGGTATTATTCCAGCATGAAAACAATGTAATCTGTCGTTAAAATTTATAAATTGCCAATCAGCAGTTGAATTAGCTACTGTATTTTTTACGTTAACACCACTACTTGGAAACGCTGCATCAGTATCAGTAAAATCTACTGTAAAAATAGAAGTTCCATGACTAGCAAATATTTTTAAAGTTCCTTGATCATTATGTTCTATCATTGAACCTATTGCTACACCACTAGGAGCAACTTTTTGTTTAAATCCTTTTCTAAATGCAATACGACCAGATTCTCTAATTACTACATTCTCTGCTTTAGTTAAAAAAGATGGATCTAAAGTTGCAGGATTACTCTGCGTATTAAGACCGTTTAGACCTATGTCCGATAATGGTTGATATGTTAGTTGTTTAGCCATCTGTAGTCACATACCAATCTGTTTCATATTGAGTGTTACCACTATCAAGCATAATAGCTTGTTTAAGTGCTTCATTAGCTTCTACAGCCATAGCACTAGATTGTGTACCACCATCTTCACCACGTTCAGAAATTGCTCTAGCCCAAGCACCTAATATAACTGGTTGAGCAGGAACTTTTAATACACTAGCAGCAGTAGATAAATTATCTTGATATTTTACAAGGTTAAAAGATAATGTATGAACATCTTTAGGAACTGGTGATAAATCTACTTTTAAATTATTAGAAGAGTCACTACCATTAAAACCATAGTACAGAGGCTCACCAGAGCTGTCTGTAGGGTACTTTATTGTGTTTATATACACTCTGCTTACTTGGCTTAAATGTTGTCCTGTATTGTTATTTACAACATCTAGAATTTTAATTTCTTGACCAGAAGATAAATTATAATTTTTTGTTCCAACTACAGTATTTATATCTTTATTTTCTCTAAGATTTAACCAGTCATGTCTTTCTTCAATACTGCGTTTAGAATCGTTAACTAAAGATCCTATTAATTTATGATAAGCTGATACATTAGCTGCATCATTAATATTTCCAGCCCAATCAGTAGCAATAGTATCTTCTCTAAGCCTTATTAATACTTGATTAATTAATTCCCTATATGTCATTAGCTATCCTTTAATTATTGTTCCCCAAACTGAGGCTTTACCTTTTACTATGTCTACAACTTCTACTTGAAAATTTCCATTATCAAAAAAAGTTACAATTCCAAAAGCATGATTCCAGTTATGTAATCTACCTTTAAGCCAGGTGTTGTTTTCTGCCGACATATCTTTTAAACAACCCATAGCCCATGAACTTATATTTCCATCTAACAATCTAGTAGCTGAATGTCGTGCTACGTCATGTACGTGGCCGTACATTAAATTTGTTCCGTAAGCATCTAAATGTTTCTTAGCATGATTGCCACCTGTATAAGCACCATGTACAAAAGACAACTTACCAATAGATAATACTTCATTATACTTGCGGTACTCATATCCTCTATCATCCCACTTACACGCATTTCTAAATGTGTACTGGTCTAAATAAGGATTCTCTTCTACAAATGCGTCCAACCATTCGTCGTGATTACCTGCTAATATATGCCTAGTATTACATTTAACTTTGTCTAAGGCTTTATCAAATCTATCTATCTGTTTGTTAACTGCCTTAATTTCTGCATCTATTTCTGGTAGTTGGTACTCTAGTGGTGGTCTTTTTCTGCGTTTGTACTTGTGTCCAGATACAGATTCCCACTCTCCAACATCACCCAGATTAATAAATATGTCTGGTTTAATAAATTCTATTGCTTCTAATACTACTTTGACTGCCTTTTCATCATGTACGGGAAAATGCTGGTCGGGTATAACAATCGCCCTTTTCATTTATTACCTACCTTTTGCTAGTTGTGCTCCAAAGTAGAATTCGATTATCATTGTTGCCCATCTAAATATTTCATCAAACTTTAACATCCCTTCTACAGTCACATATTCTATCACATCTGGAGTTAATTGCAATCCTAAGAAACTTGCCCCTTCTATGACTGTGGGTATTACTGTTGGTACATCCCAGAATACAGGTGCTACTTGTGTAAATATTACTAACGCAAGTATTACAAATATAATAACTCTGCGATTAAGTGCAGCCATAGGACTTTCTTTAGCTGCCATTTCTCTTGCTTGATTAATAGAATCATTACGTACTTGTAGATTCTGTATCATCATTTTTTGTTGTTCTTGTGCTGCTTGACTTTTTAAAGCAAGTAATTTTCCAATAAAACCTAATGCTATTGGTGCTATATTTGTGAGAAATCCTATCACGATAGCATCATCAATAGTAAGTAACATTCCATTGGTGCTAAATTTATTATATATCCTATCATACTAAAGTTAATGCCTCTATAATTCCAATTTGTGAAATAACAAACCAACCCAACGCCCCGTAAACACCATATTTTATTTGTAATAAAGAAGTATTAATTTTTTGTATGCAACCATTAGTGTCATCAATCTTGCTAAACAACTTAGCTATTTGTATAGAATGTTTATCTAATTGCAATTCTACTCTAGTTAATTTATCTTCCATTACCATTTCACCTTGTTAGACCAATAAGCACCACTTAATTTATTTCCAATATTTTTACCATGTCTAGCTTTAAAAGACCTTGACCTTGCTGTATTAGTTCTATCACCAGTAACACCTTGTTGTCCAAATCTAATAAGTTTTGTTGTGCTTCCATCTTTAGCTAAAACAACATGACTTTTGGTTGAATGTTTAGGAGTTCTTTTTGGTTTATTAAAACCAGATAAACCATTTTTTGTTAATCTATTATCTTTAGGCATACATTTCCTAGTTTGCTAATGGGTTGTCTAAGGCTCTTTGTAGTTTACTACCTAACCTATCCTCTAACTCTTTAATCTTTCGGTCTGTATCAGAGTATAAGGCATCTCTACGAGCATCAAATCTTTCTCCAGCTACATCAATTGTTTCATCTATTTTATCTTGTGAATCATTAACTTTATTTTCTAATCTATCCATAAGCAACTCTTGTCTAGCAAGGTCATCCTTTAAATCATTCTTAATAGTGCGAGTATAATCTTTAGCTAACTCTACAGCTTCTCCTATACCTACTAATGACTCTTCAATAACTGCTATATCTTGTCTAATGCTTGATAAATCTGGCGATACAAATGTATTTATCTTAGCTTCCATTGTTAAATACCTTTGATAAAACTCAAATCCAGCCCAAGCACCACCACCAAGCATACTAATTAAAGGTATTATTAGTAACAGTTTACTTCCACCTACCTTAACACCACCATATTCTACTACTGCCATTGTAAATCTACCAGTTTGTTATGTAATATTTCATTAGCAAGTCCATTTCTAAGTCCTCTTTGATTGTCTGGTATATCTTTATCCAAGTAAATACCTTTATCTTTATAAAAAATACCATCAACTAAAGAAGAATTGTAACTATTAAACCCCGAATTAAAGTTTAAAAGAGCAATTAACAGTCCTTGTAGCTTCTGTTGTTCCTCTAAAGTAACTGCTTCACCTATTTCTATAGCAAGATTCTTTAGTTTATTAGTTATAATCTCACGCATTTTGTTTTTTTTACTAGCTTTTTTCTTTATTTGTAGTAATTTATTTTCTTTAGGCTGTACAATTTTAATTTCTTCCTGCTTCTCTGCAAGTTCAACAGGCTGTTCCTCTGTTGATTCTTCAAGTTCCTCCTCCTCAAGAGGCTCATCTTCTAATACTTCTTCTTGCGTTTCGTTGGATTCTTCTTCGGTGCTTTCTTCTTCGGGTACATCATTTTCTATCTCCTCTATAAGTACAGGTTCAAAAAATTCTTCTAGTTCTGCTTCTAGTTCTGCTTCAAATTCTTGTTGAGTCATCTGTATTTCTAATTCAAACTCTGGAATTGATGCTTCTATTTCTGCAATCATTACTTCAAATGGTATTTCTGGTATATCAATTTCAATAAAAGCAGGTGGTTCATAAGCAACATATATTTCTACTTGCTCTACCCAAACTTCTGGTTCATCTTCTTCTACATATTCTTCATAATAAGCCTCATCAAAACCAGAACAACCATAATCATACAAGCTATCAATACTACATTGTTCTTCATAATAAGAATCCGCATAAGTATCTGGATAATATAAGCAACTGATATGACTGTCTGGTACTACACTACATATGCTTTGACCATTTTCTATTTCTACTGGGTCATCTTGTTGACTGTTCCAGAATACTGCTCCACTTGTAGGATGATTATAAAACCATTGCTCATACTCACCAGCACTTAAATCTCCTACTACTCCTACTGTTACGCTGTGATTAGATATTGACAACTCAGTATAATTTACTTCTATGTTTCCTAAAGGGAAGATAGTTAAATCAAAACTATTTTCTTTACTTGCATCATAGTATTCAGCTATGTTTTCCCACATATACTTTTGGTATGTATCATCACCTTGAGTATAAAATTTACCTGCACCTGCATCTATTAAATCTGTATGCCATGGCATTATTGTGTAATGAAACCTTACACCTGTCGCACCACTACTAAAATCTTGTCCATCACAACATAACCCATCGTGAATATAACCAGTACCATCCACAGTAAGGGGGTCAAGAAAACCCACAACACCATTACTAAACATAAAACTAGTAACATAACTATTTCCATAAAAAGGAAAAGTAAAGTCAAGAGGTACTTCAACCCATCCATCATCACCAATCTCTACTTCAACTACTGGAGCATCTGCTCTAGATAAGGAGGATAGCAAAAAGCATAACGCTAATAATACCCGACATAAGTTTTTCAAGAAATACTCCTCTATCCATATTCGATGTTTGTTGTTTTTTTGGAATCTTTTTAGGATTCAATTTCCATTCTGCTGTAGCTTCTGAGCCAATTAAACCTTCACCTGTTACTGGATTGTTTATTGGACAAGGTGTTCCAGCAAATTTCATACTATCATACACCGACCTACTCTGACACATAAGACTTACTGCTGCTACTTTCATTCCCATATCATATAATACTTTAGCGTTCTTTAATCTTACACAGTTCTCGTCATTGTAAACTTGGCCTGTGCTTATACCTATTATCTGTGTCTGTACTGCACCAGCTACGCCTACTGTACATAAGTCTGAACCACTTGCGTTAATGCTAGGACTAATTGCACTAGGTGGATTAGTTCTAACTGTAGACTTAGTAGTTGAATTACTTGTTACTGTACTGTTAGCTGTACTGTTAGTAACTATAGGGTCAGCAGAATGTGCTACTCCTACAAGAAACACAAACACAATACATAACGCAATTAAATTGTTTCTAAACCTTTCAGACATTAGTCAGCTACTAAACTCACAAATGCTGGGTCTACTGCATCTGTAGGGTTAGCAGTAAAAAATGTTGTCATATCAATATGTCTAGTGTGTGTTGTTGTTTCTGAAGCGTGATATGTCATAGTTCCATTTTCTGCATATACTTCTAATTTTCTAGTTTCAGTATGAGGTTTATTCTCATAAACTATAACTGCTGCTAAGTCACTACAATTTGCAATAGCAGTCTTGATTGTTTCGTGTTCACTATACAAAGCTGTAGCGTAAGTAGCTATATTAGAAGGTACTGCTGTACCGCCTTTATCTGCTCTGCTCCAATACCAATCTATGTCTGCGTGTCTACTAGCTACTACTGAGTTAGCCTTAGATAACATACCAGCTTTAAGTGTAGCTACATCTCTGGCTGTACCAGCATAAGTTCCTATCACTTCAGCACCACTAGCATCTACGCTATAAGCACCATCCCAGTAGTAACGACTATCAACTGTTACTATTCTCATAGGTTTAATGCCTAGTGAAGTTAGTGTTGTACTATCTCTAAAGATTGTTTTAGGATATGTAACATCACTTATCACCATAGTCTTAGGTGTCTTGATTGTTTCTGAATTAAAGTACCACATATGTATCTCCGTTATCTTGCGTTAGAATATTTTGCAGGCGTTTCTGCAAATGCTAGGTAGACGTAAGGACTGTTATTGTTATTCATATATCCAGCATTAATCATAACTTTAAAGCCATTTGATAAAAAGTCTATATTTCCATAAGCTGCTTCAGCAGCAGCATCATTTGCTTTTAATGATAAATCTTGACCATCATCTTCATTCTCTGGCTCTCTTGCACTATCAAATATAACCCACGGGTCAGTAGAATCAGTTCGTTTAATCATAATCCAAGCGGGTCTGAACGAAGTATGAACATATGGTCCGTTAAGGTTTACCCCATTTCCTATGTAAGAGCCGACAGCCGAGTAGCCATCTACAGAGTGGAAACAATAACCAATATAAGTAGTAGAACTGCTGTTATTTACTTGGTCATTATTACTTACACTAAAGACAGCACTAGTAGGTGCTGTATCTTGCCACATATTATAATCTTCTGTAGCTGCTGTTGTATTTAAGGTTAAGAAATCTGTTTCGGGAGCAGACGTGTTACTTGCGTGATACACCGTCCAATTTTTAACTAGGTTTCTAGATTTTAAAAGTATTAATTCAGGTGCTTTAGATAATCCGTGTCCAATAGTTCCTGTCTGGTCGTTACCTGTCCAGCTTACAATACTAAATCCAGCATCTACATTTCTGCTACAAGTTGATGCAAGACTGCCCTGTGTAAAAGCATTAGAAGCTAAAGTAGCATTACCGGCTTTCCAGTTCCAAGCTACTGCTGAATAATTATTACCATTTAAAGCATTACCACCACTTGTAGCACCAATAGTAAAACCATCTGTATTTAATGAAGTAATATTTGCATTGGTGGAATAAATACCTTCCGCACCTGTTTGGTCAGAAGATAACCATTTATTTGTTCCTGTACCTCTAAGTACATCCATAAGTAAATTGCCATCAGTCCTTGACCTGCTTTTCCACCATATTAAATCAGGCTGAAAACCAACACCTGTTATAGCTCGTGGATTACTATTATTACCGGTATAAATTATAGTATTAAAATTCTCACTAGGTACAACAGCTACATCTGGTAAGTTCTTTGTACATAAAGCTAAGAAGCCTGAAGGTGGTGCGTAAAAGAAATCACCTATCTCATTACCATCTTGATTGCCTTGTGCTGTCTTGTTACCAGCGAATGAGGAATCTTGTCCGAAGTTAATGACATCAGAATTTCCTGATACTCCTGAACCAACAGTCCAAGCTGGTATCATATCATCCCAAGCACTAAAAGTCATTGTCCTTATTAATGTATTGTTTTTGT